AAGTTTCTGTAGCTACTTAATAAAAAGCTACATCGTTGGAAAAATCCAATCCACATTACAGGCCCTCTTGCGCTCTAATTAAAACTAGTATATAATTTTATCACTATACAATTAATTAAAGAACATAGACGCGTATAGTCGACGGCCTAGAGACTATGTTCGGAAAACTAGGAGGATACAATTATGGCAAGAACAAACTTTTCGGGACCAATTAACGTTGGCCGAATACAAAACACTACAGGGACAAGCGTTTCAGAAAACGTGAGAAACGTTGCATTCGTAGAATGTCACGCATCTTTTCCTGTAAACCACAGTAACTTTACTGTAACAACTGATGATGACAAGATAGCTGTGACTGGTTCTAACGGAGCTAGCACAACTTCTGTTACGTTAGTAGATTCAACTCAAAACGTACCAGGAATAACTTCTGATGGTGGTTTTGAAGCTGCATCTGTAGTCACTTTAATATCTGGAGGTGATGATTCTGCAAGAACTGCAACGATCACTGGAACAGATGTTTTAGACAATGCACAGACAGAGGATGTAACAATGGCTGACACTGGAACTGCTACTTCGACTAAAACTTTTAAAACTATAACTTCTATAGCTATTGATGGTTCTGGAACAGCTGGAACTTTAAAAGTTGGTGTAATTGTTTCAGGATTGATTTCTGTTGTGTGTAGATCGTTATTTAACGAATACCCACTTGGTCAATCTTCAACAACATCTGGTAAAAACTTAGCGAACAATATCGTGATTCCTAAATTTTCTAGAATCAATGATATTAGATTTGTAGTTAACGAGGCTTTCGATACAGCTGGTTTTGACGTACAGATTGGTGCTAACGTTGCACAAGCATCAGGAGCTACTCTTAACAGTTTAGATCTTGACTACTTTGCAGGTGATTCAGATAATGATGTAAAAGCTGTTGCTTCTCATCACATACCAACTGGTATGGACCAAACAGTTGCTCAAATGAAAAATTGTTTAAATGTTTCAGATGACGATGCAGCTGGTTATGAGATGGACAAAGCTGTTGTTCTTTCTGCTAAAACAGATGATGCTTTAACTACTGGAGAAGCAGTATTAAACGTCTACTGGACACAGCAAATAAACAACACTAATTAATTAATTTAATGTGGGGCTTCGGCCCCACATTTAAATTTTAAGGAGAAACAAATGTCAACAGACGTAAAGAGTAAAACATTCTTAAACAATTTATCTGCTGCAACAGCATCAGTGGCTGCACTACAAACCACAAGTGGAGCTGCTAATTTAACTTTAGCGGCAGCGGCGGGAACAGGTGCATTTCATGATACAGATCAAGCGTGTAAACTTACTATAACTTCGGCGGCAGATATTTCTGGAGTTACTTTTACAGTAACTGGAACAGATATTGCAGGTAATGATTTATCAGAGGCGATAACTGGACCAAACGCGACTACAGTAACGGGTAGTAAATTTTTTAATACAGTTACTCAGATAGCCACTAGTGGCACGGTTGGTACAAATACTTCAGTTGGAAACGCTGCAGGAACTACAGGTGGACAAGCTGTGTTAACTGCTGGTAGAACAAGAGTTAGAGGAATGCACATTACGACTGGTGGAACTGTAGGAAATATATCTTATTTTAATA